CTGGGGGTCGTCCTGGGAGATCCGGTCAGGTTCGGCCTGCCCTCTCCGGGCGCGACGACCCCCTCTGCTGCCGCGAACGCAGGGTCGAGCAGACCAAGTGGAACGCCGTTCCGCTGCGCATAACGGATGCCAGCCTGCTTGTCGACCCGGTACAGCTCCTGCGCCTTCAGGATCTTCTCGCGGGCGTTGCCCGACTCCAGACCTCCAGGCAAGCCGATCTGCCCGCTCAGAAGCAGCGTCCCCACCGCGAGCGCGGCCCCTGCGGGGCCCGCTCCTCCAACAGCCGGAATCGCCACCCCTCTACCAACCGTTGGCCCGACAGGCGTCGTCGCCAGCAGACCGACCTGGGTTCGCGCGAACCGGGCCGCGATCCCGACGCCGCGTATCGCGCCCGCGATCGCGACCAGCTTCGACACGGCGAACATCGTGAACAGCAGACGGGCGGCGTTCTCCATGCCGCCGAGCCCGTCAATCACTGGTCGTATCACCGCCCGAACGGATCGCATGGCCCCGGCGAAGCCGCGCACGACCGCGGCGCCGTCCTTGACGATCTCGTTGACCCGCTTCTGGATTTCCTCTTGCCTACCTGCGTCTTCGAGGTAGTCCGACACCTGGTTGGCAAGATCGGCGACGATCGGGGTCAGGCCGCTGCCGATCAGCTCCTTCGCGTTCCCGATCGACACGTTCATCCGCTCGGTCGCCGCTGTCGCCGTGCCCAACGCCCCCTGCGCCCTCCCCCCGTACGCCTCCGTCAGCTTCGTGAGCAGCTGCATCGCGGTGGCGTTCTTCTCGACGTCGATCCCCATCCGGCGCACCGCACCCAACTGGCCGAGCGAAGCCTTCAACACGATCTGCGCAGCCTGCTCCAGGTCGATGTACCGTCCGCGCGCCACATCTGCCGCGAGTGCGTTCAACCGCAGCGCCTCACCCACGTCCTTGGTGCGCGTCACGAACGACGAGAACGTCTTCAGCAGCGTCTCGTCATCGAACCCGAGCTTGGCCTGCGCAGCGATCACCTGCTCGATCTGCTTCTCGTACTGCTCCCACGACTGGCCGGCCGCCTCCACCGCCAGCTTGGTCTGGCCAAGCACAAGCTCGGACTCCTTCGCGGCGTCCACCGTCGAGCGGATCGCGGCCCCGAGCCCGTACACACCGACCGACGCTATCGCCCCAACCGCTGCCGCTTTGAGCCCGCCGAACGACCGGCGCGCACCGTCGTTCGCCCTGTCCAGGCCGCGCGCGGCCCTCGCCGCCTGATCCTGCGCGTCCTTCAAACCGATCGTGGCGCGCTTCGCCTGCGCCGACTCCGCGCCGTACTGCGCCAGCGACCGGCGCAGCCTGTCCTGCGCGAGATCGAGCTTGATCGCCTCGCGCGACATGGAACCGACCGACTCGCGCCACTGAAGCTCGGCCTGCTCGACCTTGGCGTTGAACTCTCCCGTCTCGGCGCGCAGCACAACCGTTCCGGCGTCACGGGAACCGCTCTTCAAAAACGACGAGAACGGCATCTACCTGCCGCCTCTCAGCTGCCGCTCAGCCATCGCCCGCAGCTCGTCTGCACGGCCAGCGCCCGACTGGGCCCGCTCCTCCGCCCGCTGCTCCCACAGATCCAACGCCAGGAACGCAGCCTCCTCCACCAGCCACTGCGTCACCTCGTCCTCACCCTCCCAGCCGCAGCCACACTCACACACCGCCCACGTCACTCGAGGAAAAGACGTCGACGATCTTCTGGCAGCCCTCGCAGCCCTCACCGGGGCACCCGTGCGCTTCACGAAACATGGCCCAGCGATCGAGAGGCTCGACGCCGATCCTCACCCCCCGAGCGTCCGTTGCCCGCAGCCGCTGCACGATCTCCGCGACCATCGCCAGGTCGTCCTCCGGAAGCACGTCCAGGTCGGCGAGCGTGAGCGTGATGTCCGTCCATCCGAGCTCGCCCTCCAGGCCGACAACGGCCGCGCACACGAGCTCCCGCTGGAACCGGCCGAACGCCTGCAGCCGCTCCAGCGCTTCCGCCTGCGCCTCCGGCGTGTCGGCCTGCTGCACCTGCGACGCGAGCGCGCCGGCTGCCCCGTCCGCGTGCGCGAGCTCGAGCAGCGCGATGTCGAGCAGGTCGTCGGGAAGGTCTCCGTGCTCCAGCAGCGTAGCGATGCCGGGGATGCGGATCTTCAGCCGCTGCCCAGAAGGGCAGGTCACTAGGTGAACAGCCCTTGCCTGCCAGGCGGCGAGGCTAGGCGGCGGCGCAGTAGAGGTCTTCGTCTTGGTGGTCACGCTGTGCCTCCTCGGGCTGTGCGTTGTTGTGCGTGCGGGCCTGCCGCTCGAGCGCCTCCTCGCACCGCGCGACCGCGATGCCGAGGTCACGGATCAGCGCCTTCGCGGCCTTCAGCTTCAAGCGCAGGGTGCGAACCTCGTCGAGCTCGCTCATCGGGGCTACGTGTACGTCGCCGTGGTGTTCTTCGCGACGATCGTGAGCGTGTCCGCGATCGTGGTCTGCGGCTGTGCCGACCACTCGATGTCGTAGAAGAGCGGGTTGCCGGACGGGTCTGGAACCAGCGTCACCTTGCGGATCTCCGCGACGTCCACGTCCCACGAGACCTCGTCGGCGGTGGCTGACCGTGACGCCGTGATGTTCAGCGCGACGGTGTTCAGCGTCTGCGAGTGGGTGGTGCCGGAGGTGGAGGCGGTCAGCCAGTCACGCCAGATCGCGTCGGTCTCGAACAGCACGCGCAGGGTGCCGTCGACCGACCAGCGGCCGGTGACGGAGTCGGATGCGGTCATGCCGGTGTCTCCCTGGATCACCTGCGCGGCCCTGCTGGAGCGGATCGTGAACGACTCCACGATGTCGGTGGTGACAGCGTCGTAGGTGACGGTGACGTTCGGGTACACGAGCGGCTCAAACGACGACGGGGACAGCACCGGGTCTGTCTCGCCTTCGAGGCCGACGAGGCCGAGCACGGCGGCGCTGTAGCTGAGCGCCTGCCCTGCACCGCCCGACGCGGACAGCTCGGTGACGCGGCAGTCTGCGAGCCGCTCGACGAGCGCGGTGGAGTCGAACGCGTTGTAGATGGTGGCGTATGGCAGCTGCGCGGCGGCGGTGACGGTGTGCGTGTACGGGCTGGAGCCGCTGGTGGACACGGAGCCCATGTGCAGGTAGGCGAGGAACCCGTACTCGTCTGCGCGGACGAACCCTTCGAGGGCGCCGCCGACGGTGGAGCCGACCTTGACTGCGCGCGACCGCTGGATGCTGCTGTCGGTCTCGGGAAGGTCGAGGATCTGCACCTCGGGCACGACGACGCCGCCTGTCACCCTCAGCTTGAACTTCGGGGTGGTCTGCGGGGTGCCCTTCGCTGTTTGCCGTCCGATCGCGGCGGTGAAGAAGTTTCCGGCGTGGCCGGCCATTCGTTACGCCTCCTCTCCGCTCGAGCCCTGCGCCTTGGTGGTGGCGCGCTTGACGAACGGGGTGGTGTCGAGGTAGGCGATCAGGCCCTGGTCGTCGGTCGAGAAGGGGGCGTCGTGCTTGATCTCCACGAGCTCGCCGCTGGCGAGGTGGAACGAGAAGGTGGCGCCGCGCTCGACGTGGACGTATGAAGCCTTCGCCATCACGAGCGCCTATCGGCGGCCGCTGTGGCTTCGGCTGCGGGGCCGCTACAGGCGGTTCAGCAGCTCGACGAGGTGCTTCTTGGCGGCCCGCAGCCCGGTCTCCTCGTGGCCGAGCGGGCTGATGCCGCGCGACCCTGCGACCTTCGCGAACCTTGCCTGCCCGGACAGGCTTTGCCTGCGTCTGGCGGTGGACGACTTCACAGAACGTTTGCGCGACCCGAGCGTGCCGCGCGACTGGAAGCCCGAGTACCACGCCTTGGAGCGGAACCCACCCTCCCACCCGTCGGGGGTTCCGACGACCGGCACCTTGTCGATGTTCGCCATTCGGCCGGTGCGACGCCTGGCCCCGGCCGCCGCTGCGGCTTCGTCCGCGCCCGTCTCGGACGCTGCCTCCACCATGCCGCGCACACGCATGTTCACCTCGCGGGCCAGCTCTTCGCCCCAGCCGCTACGAACGTCGACCTTTGCGCCGATCACGTGTCGATCACCGCCGGGTTGTCGAACATCACGGCGATCACCGCCTCGACACCCCACTCGTCCGGGTCGTAGTCAGGCTCCACAGACACCAGCCTGCAGAACCAGGCGCCGGACGCGCCGTAAGAGGTCTGCTTGGTCTGCAGGAAAGTCTGCAGATCCCACGCCGCCTGCTCGAGCTCGCCTGGGTCTCGCACCCCTGCCGTGGACTGGTCGCGCACCTTCGCCGACACCGGCCAGTACCGCACGACGATCCTGGCCTCTCCGACCACGACGCGGCCCTGCATCTCTCTGGTGCCGGGCCAGAACACCGCGATCTTCGCACGGTCGACGGCCTTGCCTGTCCTGATGCCCGACAGCACGTCGGCGTCGGGGAACTCCAGCTGCAGGTCGGCGACGAGGGCTTCGCGAAAGTCGGTGACCAGGTTGGTCATCTACGCGTCGATGAGCGGCTTGTACGAAAGCAGCACGTCGCGGGCGGACGCGAACGCCTGCCCGGTGTCGAATGCCTGCTCGTTGAGCGCGTCGGCGAGGCTGCTGCCGGTGTTGGCGGCGTCGGCGAGGTAGCGGACGAGCACCATCTTGGCGGTGGCGACCACCACGTCGGGCGGGATGGCGGGGAACCCCCAGACGCCGGTGACTTCCAGCACGTATCCGTCGGCGAGGCTGGCTGGTGTCTCGGCGGCCTTGGGGAAGTAGAGCTCGGTGATCGGCTCCCATTCCTCGCGCACGCGGGGCAAGCTGACCCGGTTGGCGGCGGTGACGGTTTCGAGGGTGGTGCCCTGTGCGTCTTCGATGGTGACGGTGGTGACGGTGGTCATGTCGCCGACGGGGATGATGCGGCTTCTTGTGTGCTGGGCGGTGATGTCGTACTGGCGGGTGGTGGCGGCTGCGATCGTGACGAACTCGCGGCCTGCGAGCTGGTGTGCTGACCTGGACTCCGCTTCGATCAGGGCCTCGAGAACGCCGTCGGTGTTTGGGTCGTCGCTGTAGCCGGGCACGAGACGGATGACGTCTGCCCGCGTGCAGAGGTTCCGGGTGCCGGGGGCGTGCGGCCTGATCTCGAGGAAGAACTCGGAGACCGACTGCACCTGCCCGGAGGTGGTGACCTCGAACCATGCGAGGTAGTCGCCTGCGGTGTCGACGTCTGCGGCGGCCCAGTCGTAGCGAACCTCGCCGTCTGGTGCGCTGACGATCGTGGCGGACGCATTGACTTTGAGGGTGCTGCTGCCCGCCTCCCGCATCTTGAACTCGACGGTCGAGGATGACAGGTCGTACGGCACCCCGTCTACCGTGATGGTTTCGGTGATCGCCGGCTTGCGCTGATCGACGTACCAGACGAGAGCGCTCATCGCGTGTGCCTATCGGCCTCCGCCGGGGTCATGCTGTCACTCGGGGTCTGGGCCGGTCGAATCGTGCTGCGCCGGGTGTGGTGTGGGTTGATCCGCCTGCGGTTGGCGGGTCGTATGCGTCTGCCGCCGGGTTGAGCCCGAGGGTTCCGCTCGGTGTGGGTCGGTCGAAGTGTCCTGGCGCCTGTCCTCGCCCGCTGACGGTGATGGTGACGGTGAGCGGCAGCTGTGCCGTGCTGTTGGTGGTGCGTGTGCCGCTGGTGGTGGCGTTGAAGGTGAGCGGGACTGTCGTCGTGGCCTTGGCGCCGACTTTCCCGACGGTGGCGATGTTGAGGTTGAGGTTGGTGGCGGTGGCTGCCCTGGCCTCGACCCGTCCCTGCGTGGTGGCGTTGAAGTTGAGGTTGGTGGTGACGCTGCCGTAGACGACGCCGCTGACGACGCCATTGGTGTAGATGGTGACGACGAGCGGTACGGCGCTTGCTGTTCTGGCTGTGATCCTTGCCGTGGTGGTGGCGTTGAACGTGAGCGGCAGGGCTGATGTGGAGGCGCGCTTGGCGTAGCCGGCGGTGCTGATGGTGGCGACGAGTGGGACGCTGGCGGTTGACGTGCGCTTGGCGTAACCGGCCGTGGCGATCGTGGCGGTCACCGGGACGGCGGAGATTCCGCGAAGTGTTGCTCTTGCGGTCGTGCCGATCGTGACGGTCAGCGGGATCGCCGAGGATGACGTCTTCTTCGCTGCGCCCGCTGTCGCGTTGTTGGCGGTCAGCGGGATCGAGGCGCTGCCCGTCTTCTTGGCAGTTCCGGCCGTGGCGATGGTGGCGACGAGGGGGACTGCCGCGCTGCTGGACTTCTTCGCGGTTGCCGCCGTCGCGATGGTGACGGTGAGCGGTACCGCTGCCGTTGCTCTCTTGACCGCGAGGCCCGCGGTGCTGATCGTGGCGGCGAGTGGGACGGCGGCGCTCGAGCGTTTGATCGCGCTTCCTGCCGTCGCGATGGTGACGGTGAGCGGTGTCGAGCTGGTGGATCGTTTGACCGCGATGCCTGCGGTGGCGATCGTGGCGTTCAGCGGGACGGCGGCTGATCCGTAGTGTGTGGTGCCGCCGCCGGCTGTCTGCTGGCCTTGTGCGGGCGCGGCCCAGCCGAATGCGTTGCCGGCGATCACTCAGCGTACCCCGTACAGCATCGGCGTCATAATTGGCGGCGACGTGGCCCCCTGCGAGATACGGGCCCACAGCCCTTGTCCGCCCGGGACGATCATGTTTACCGGTGACCATCGCCAGAAGATCCCCACGCTATTGGTGCCGACGTACGCCGTGCCGAGCGGGTTCTGCCCGCCGTACTCGCCCCACGAGTAATGCTGCACCTGCGTCCGGTTGATTGGCCCGGTCGACGTGGATCCCATCCCGCACTCGAAGTACCAGTGCGAGTCCTCGGTTGTGCCGATCTTCGTCCATTGCGAGAACCCGCTGTTGGTGCCCGGGAGGATCTGCACGAGACCGCTGCTGCCGGCGAGGTTGGTGGTGTACGGCACGACCCTTGACCCATACCGGTAGAGGTCGGGCCGGGTGGGGGTGCCGTAGCAGCGCACCATCACGTTTACGGTGCCGACCGTCGCGTTATTGATCGAGGCGCGGGCCGCGATCGTCGAGCCTTGAGGGATGAACAGCGGGAACGACCACACGGTCGCCTGATACCCGGACTGCCATTGCGGCCCGTAGCACGCGAGATCGGGGATGATCTCTTGGTAGTTGGCGGCGCCGTCGACCGACACGCCGATCGAGATGAGCATCGAGCTCGCTGTCGCCCGGTTGGCCGGGACGACCTCAATCATGTAGCAGTCTGCGGCGAGCGTGTGGAGGAGCTGCCAGTTCCCGTAGGCGTTCTGGGCTGGAGTGACCGAGGTTCCGGGCGCGGTGGTCGCGCCGGCCGGCAGGTTGCCCTCGCGGGAAAGGAACGCGCACGGTGGGGGCGGCTGGTCGAGAAGCGCCCTGCGGGGCCATGTGCCGGCCGCGAGGCGCTCGTGGTTGCCGAGCGGCCACCCGAGGAGGGTCTCGGAAATGCTCACACGCGCACCCCGTAGAACGACATCCGGAACGTGTCGGCGGTGCCGGACGCGGACGACCGGCCCCAGATGCGGGAGCCGGCGGGAACCCACACGGGGCGCCGGGCGGTGCGCGGCTGCCATCTCATGACCTCGTTCGTGTTCGTGCCGGCCATCCAGTCGCACAACGGCACGTCGCCGCCCTCGAACCCGATCGAATACTCATGCCACATGACCTGATTGGTCTGGATCGAGTCGGGGATGCCGATCCCCGGTTGCATCCACCAATAGTCGTAGGCGGCGGTGCCAAGCTGTGTCCACGTTCCTGCACCGCCTGACCCTGCCTGCGTGACCGCGGTGCCCGAGCTTGACCCTTCCACGATCCCGTAGGCGTCGACGATGCGTCCCTTCCGGAGCGCCCAAGGGTTGGCCGGCTTCCCGAACGCCCTGATCCCGACTTCGATGTTCACCGGGGTCGCGTTGTTCTGCGACGCCTTCGCCCCGATCGTGCAGCCCTTCGCCACGAACAGCGGGAAGTAGAAGTGCCCCGGCTGTGTGCTTGATGACCACGAGCACCCCGTGGTGAGCAGATGCGGGATGATTATGTTCTGGTCGAGGTAGTTGGTGCCGCCGTCCGGGTCGACCGCAAATGAGACGATCGTGTCGCGGATCGCGGTCGGTGACAGGTGGTACATATGAATTTCGAGAAACCACGCATCCTCGGTGAGCGGCCCGATCACCGTCGCATAGGAGCCGTACGAGTTGTTGAGCGGGGTGATCGCCACCGAGACGGGGCTGTCTGCTCCCCCGTCGGCCAAACCGAGTCCCCCGGTCGCCTCGAGCGAGCGAAACGAGTGCGCCCCGTGCGAAGGCTGGACGCTGTAGCGGGGGCTGCTTGCCAACCCGAGTGGCCCGCCGCGCTGCCCTTTCGGCCAGCCAAGCATCAGCAGCAGCCTTAGAAGTCGCCGCCGAGCACGACCACGTTCACGACGCCGCCAGTGAGAGCCACCGTGATCGCCGCGCGCACGCTCCACCCGGACGGCAGCACGAGGTTCTCGTAGGTGCGGCTCGCCCGGAACCCCGTCACGGTGGTGGATGCCGCAGCGGGGTCACCGAGGTCGAACTCGTCAAACAGCCAGTAGCTCGACCCGTCGTACAGGAAGATGGTGACGATCGAGTCGGCTGGATCTCCCGTTGCCTTCAACACGATCTCGTTGATCTTCGATCCGCTCGAACCCGCAGTGAACACCGTCGCGATCGTTCCTGTTCCGTCACGGCCTGTGTTCGCCGTGGAGACAGACGCAGCTCCGATCCTCGGAGTCGAAACGAAAGCGGGAGCGGAAGCCATCAGATCACCTCGCGGTCAGGTAGAGGAACAGGTTTGTGCCAGCCTCAACGTCGGTCAGCGTCTTGGCTGTGATCGTCGCCGCGATCTGATCCCCCACGATCACCGTGCGCGCGGACGTGCTCTCTTGTGCCCTGGTGATCGTCAGCGTGTCGGTCGAGATGGCGGTGACCCGCACGATCTCCGCGTTTGCTGGCGTGGCAATCTCTCCCGTGGGCCAGATCGTCGCGTTGAACGGCGCGGCTGGGAACCGTGTCCCGTGCCCCGACGACACAACTAGCGACGTGCCGGACGTGGCCGGCGACGGCGCCGTGGCAACCGTGCTGTACGCGAGATTGGCGTGCGCGTCAGGCACGACCCAAGGCCCGTCCTACGCTGCGATGGCGGTGATCGAGATGTCCAGGTCGCCAGCGGCGATCTCGAACGTGTCGCCCGCCGTCAGAGAACGGGCCGTGTCGAGCGCGTCCGACCCGAGGAACGTTCCGCCCGAGCTCGCATCCCAAAACGACACGTGCGACACCGTCTCCGTCGTCGACACGCTCGTCCAGGTCAGCGCCGCGGACGTGGTGATCGCCCCCGCCGAAGCGGCCGAGAACGTAGCCTGCTTGCGGGTCGTCTCGCCCGCCGCGTTGCTGGTGCCCGCAGCACCAGGATCGCCCGTGTGCAGCTTCACCCAGAACTCTGCCGGGTCGGAGTACGCGACGCTGCGGCAGAGGGCGTCGAGCCAGGCGTTCGCGGTCGCTGCTGCGAGTCCAACAGCCATCAGTCATCGTCCTTTCGTGCGGACACCGGGCGCTTCGATTCGCGCGAGTCCCTGGGCTTGGACGCGACCGGCTCCGCGAACCCCGCCGCGATCATGCGGGCCGCCTCGGCCTGGTCGCACTCGTACAGGTCGCCGGCGTTGACGGCGAAGCTCTCGCCGGCAAGCGACACCAGCATCGTGATCTTCACCTTCGCCAACTTCCCGTTCTCCTTCCGTCTGTTGCGCTGCTTGAGGGAGGGCCCGGTGGTGGGCCCTCCCCCGTGTTGTGGGTTACGCCTGGGTCAGCACCCTGACCGCGGCCGTGTCGACGAGGTCGCCGTCGAACCGCTGCGAGACCCGGAACCCGACCTGGCCGTTCGCGGCGTACAGCTCCTCCAGCCGCTTCACGTCGACCGAGCCGACCTCCCGCACCCAGTACGCGGAGATGTCGCCGAACAGGATCGAGTCCAGCCCGGTGGTCATCGCCGGGGCGTTCGGGTCGACGAACACCGGCCTGCCGAGCAGCAGGTCGGGCGCGCCGGCCTGCAGGCCCGGCTGCCACAGGTACTGGTTCGTGGTGTCCTTGAGCTTGCGGATCGCCTTGAGCGTGGCGTCCTTCATCAGCCACGACGCCCTGGAGCGGTACGGGTCGATCACGCTGTGGTACAGGTCGATCAGCTCGTCGGTCGTGACGGCGGTCGCGCTCGCCGCGTTGACGCCCGTTGTTGCGGCCGTGAACAGGCCGTTCGGCTGGCCAGACCCGGTGCCGGTCGCGAACGCCGTCCCGGTGACCGTCGCGATCGCCTTGCCGGCCTGCGCGGCCATGAACTCGGCGATGTCGAAGATCGAGTCGTTGAGCAGCTCGTCCGACACCTTCATGATCACGCCGTACTTGTACGAGTCGAACACGACCTCGCCGAACGTCGGCTCCGACTGCGTGAACGCCGCCTCCTCGGCGGTGAGCACGGCGGTCGCGTTCGTGGCGACCGTCGGCACGTGCACCTGGCCGGACTCGGCCGTCCGGAACGTGGTGGCGAGGTTCTGGATCACCCCGTACTCGCGCTCCGACTCGATCAGCCGCCTGACCCAGTCGTCGGCGACGGTGTAGCCGCCCTCGCTGTCGGTGCCGACCTGGAGGGCGGCGCGCTGCTCGACGTTGAGGTAGCCGAGGCCGCGGCGGACGTACTGCTCGAACGCCTTGGCGTACTCGGGGCTGCCGGTGCCGCCGCTCGTCTCGGCGTCGATCTCGGCGAACACGTTGCGGGCCTCCTCGGGGGAGACGGCGACGCGCTGCTCGAGCTTCGGCGCGACCCCCTCGAGCTTCTCGTGCCGCTCGATCAGGTCGGTGGTGCGGTCGAAGTCCGCCTCGCGGCGGTCGTACTCCTGTGCGTCCTCGGCGGACATGTTGCCGTCCGCGTCGACGCGCTCGAGGATCTGCTTCATGTCCTCGAACGCCTTGGCGCGGGACTCGCGAAGCTCCTCGATCTTGCTGATCTCGGTCATGTGGTGGCTCCCGTGAGCTCGATGGTTCTGAGGGACAGGCGCCGTCTCCGAGCTGCGGCCGGAACCTTGTCCGGTTCGCCCACGGTGGCCTCCGCTGGATCCGTGTCCTCGGATCCCTGGTCGGCCGTGCGCGCTGCTGCGATGCCGAGCGCCCTGCGCGCAAGCTCCTCCATCCAGGGGGACAACTGCTCCAGTCTAGCGAACGCCGCGTCGATCGCGGCGCGCTCCTCATCCGACGCGACCAGTCGGCCGGCGTGGATCTCGTTTGCGAGCCTGCGCAGATCGTCTTCCGCCAGGTCGTTCCCGCACTCCAGCGACCGCATCGAAGCGGTGGTGGACGCGTAGGCGGGGAACGTGACGGCTGACACGTCGCGCAGCTCGCGGAACTCGTGGATGGTGCGCTCGAGCAGGGTGTCGCCCTCCGCGATCGTGTCGCGCACGGTGCCGTACGGCCACGCGAACGACATCTGCGTGACCACCCTGTCTCTGACCAGCTCGCGCAGGTCGCGGGCGAGCTGCGTGTTGGAGAAGTGGGCGCGCACGTTGAGGCCCTTCTCGTCCTCGCTCATCGACAGCGAACCTGGGCCGCTCTTGACGGTGGAGCGGGCAAGCACCTTGTCGGGGTCGTGGTTGACGAGGAACCGGATGTCGTGGCCGCTCTTCAGCGCCTTGCGGAACGCGCCCCGCTTGATCGTCTCGCGGAACCCGCCGAGGTCTTCCGACCACGAGTCGAACACGGCGGCGTGCCCCTCGAAGGTGACTCCGTCGTCGCCGTCTCTGACCTCGGCTTCGCGGAGACTGACGGTGCGCCGCTCGATCGCGGGTAGCGCAGGCAGGTGGATCTCGTTCTCCATCCACGACCGCCTATCGGCCTTACCCGCGCGGCACAAGAAGCGCGGGGCTACACGGCGAGCGCAAGGATGAGGGTGAGCGCCTCTTCCTCCTCTGGGTCGAGGTAGCTGCCGTACAGGCGCGGCCACCCGCCCTGCGCCTCCTCCGTCTCCTCCTCGTCCGGGCCGAAGTAGCGGTTGCCGAAGTAGTCGGCGGGGAAGTAGTCGTCGGGCCAGTAGTCGCTCACGACGGGTCGAGCGTGACCGTGGTTCGGTCGCCGTCCGTCTCGACCGACGCGACCACGCGGTCGGTGGTGTCGTTGACGTCGCGGAAGGTGCGGGTGGCGCCGCCGCCGCCGGACGACTCTCCGAGCAGCACGGCGGAGATCAGCCGCATCAACTCCTCGGCGGTGTACCCGGTCTCTATCTCCTCCGTCCACGGGTTGGCTGCGCTGCCGGCGTCGTTCAGCTTCTCGCCCATCGTGCCTGGGTCGTTGAACGCGGCTGCGAGCGCGCCCCACACCGCCGACGCGACGTTCGCGCTGTTCAGCACGTCTCCGGTGACGACGATGCTGGCCTCGAGCTCGCCGAGCGCGGTCGCCAGCCCTGCCAGGTCGCCGTCACCTGTGAGGGCTGCTGCCGCGTGCCCGAGCGCGGTCGCGGCACCCGCCAAATCGCCGGAACCTGCGAGCTCGGCGGCGAGGTTCAGGTACGCGATCGCGTCGGCGTTGGAGATGGTGCCGCTGCCGGTGAGCGCCGCCACCAGCGACACGATCAGCGCGCCGGTGCCGGTCAGGTCACCGACCCCCGCTAGGGTCGCCTCGCCGTTCACGCCCCCGGCCAGGTTTAGATCCTCGATGTCCCCCGCGCCTGAGATGAGGTTGCGCGACGCGAGCGCCCCCGCCTTCTGCGGCAGCATCCAACAGGACGGGTGCCTATACCCGGACGGGTATCCGGCCTTGTCGTCGGTGACGCCCTGACCGGCGATCAGGTTGCGCATCGCCGCCGTGCCATGCATGCGCTTCGGGCTGGCACCCGGATACGCGTTGTTCGAGACGGTCGCCCCGAACGTCTTGAACGCCCCGAGGTTGTCGCGGAACCCGTTGGCGAGCAGGCCCACTCTACGAGCCTCCGTACGCGTAGTCGAAGTCCACGTTGATGGTGCCGCCCGACGAGGTGGCGCCGGTCTGGAACAGCAGGAACGACAGGTTCGCGCCGTCCTTGATCTGCCTGAGCGACGGCAGCGCGTTCACGAAGTCGACCTTGTTGTAGAGGCCGGTCGCCGGGACGGGGATCATCCACAGCGGCTTCGCGAGACCGATGATCACCGTGCCGGAGGCGTGCGCCGTGCCCGACCACACCAGCGAGACGATGTGGCTGACGCCGGTGTCCCCGGCGGCGAGCGGCAGGAACGGATTGTACTTGTTGGCCGCTGCGCCCGTGTTGAGCAGCTGGCCGATGCCGAGCGATGCGGTGGACGTGAACGTGGTGGTGGCACCCGCGTTGCCGCCCGTGTCGAGGTAGTTGATGATGCAGGTTGGGGCGTTCGCGCCGAGCGCCGTGTCGGCCGCCACGAACAGCCTGAGGCCCTCGCCGTTCGGGTAGCGGTCGCCGGTAGAAGACGTGTTCGAGATCGCGGTCATCGTCACCGTCTTTGTGCCGGTCGTCGACACGTTGGTGCCGGACAGCGGCACGAACCCCACCAGGTCGATGCACATCACGTACCACGGGGCGCCCGCCGCGGCGACACAGCAGGCCCCGGCGGCGGTGAAGTGCTTGGTGGCCGGGTCGACGCTGCCGCCCGTGTAGATCGTGCCCTCAGACCACGTGTCGTCGGTCGGCACGTACGTCAGGTCGGTGCCGGTGAACGTCGCGGCGGGCGGATACCCGGCGTGTCCGTTCAGCAGCGTCCACACACCGGCGGTGCCTGCCGACGACAGCGTCTTGGTGGTGACGACGGTGTCGCCTTGGCCGTTCTCCGTCAGTTGTGTGATCAGATCGTCTTGCGAAGTGAAGCCCATGACTCCCTCTCAGTTCCAGACCGTTTCGAGAACACCAGACAGGATCGACGACGCCAACGAACCGGAGTATCCGGCGGCGAGCAGACCGAGCACCGCGCCGTCGATGATCCGTGGGGCGCCGGCCTGCTGGATCACCGACATGTATTCGACGCACGCCCCGTACGACTCGAGGTTCCCCGAGGTGGTGCGCCTGCACTCTTGGGTCAGGCTGCCGAGGAATAGCGGCTTCACGATCACCAGCGCCATCAGCCCGCCCCCCGCGACCGTGAACGTCACGCTCTGGATCGACTGGACGCCCGTGTCGCCGGCCTGCAGGTGCAGCCACGGCTGGTACGACGCCCCGGTTCCCGATGCCGACACCAACTGCCCTCCACCGGCAACCACGAACGCGTATTGGTTCGGTGTCACTCGGCCGGAGGTGCCGTCCTGGTTCGTGTAGGTCATCGTGAACTGGCCGATCGCGCTCGACGACGACTGCGCGACGGCGACCACCTTGCCGGCGCCGTAGCGGGGGATCGTGACGGTGTTGTCGAGCAGCTGCTCTTCCCCGACCGCGTCCGTATCGATGAACGGGTAGTAGAGCAGGTAGTCGGCGAGGCACACCTGCTGGCGGCCGTTCGCCGTGGACGTTGCACTGGACGCGGCGGTCATCAGCATCAGGTTCTTCAGGTGTTGCGTGGCCGGCGCAACCTGCGGAACGTAGATGCCGCGGGTCGCGTCAACCTCGGACGCGGTGAGCGGCGACGTCGCGTAGAAGTTCGGGCCGGGCGACCCCGAGAAGTACGTGTAGTCGACCCACGAGCTCGTCACGGTCGCCGCCGAAGACACCGATTTGCGAAACCCGGTGACCCAGCACTGGCCGAGCTCGTCGGCGGAAGCGTACTCTGCGACGGTCGAGAATCCCACGGCTACTTCAGGCTCCCCGCGCCGGAAGCGGTCGCCGTCAGGTTCGCCGTCACCGGCGCCTTGCACCCGCACGTCGGCGGCGCCGCCGACGTCTTGCCGCACTTCTGGCACGTGTACGTGGTCATCACGTCTCCGTCACGTCCAGCGCACCTGCCGCGAACTGCGGCTGGATGCCGTTCGCGACCGCCAGCGACGACGACAGCGACCCCGCGTACAGCACCGTCCCTGCGCCGCTCGCGGCCGTCCCGATCGCCACGTGCGTCAACGTGGCCCCGGTCACGCCGCACTGCGCGAACTGCACCAGCGCCGCGTTCGCGGTCGCGCCGCCGGACGGCACATCCCACCCCGACGTCGTGCGCGCAACCGCCACCCTGGCGTAGTTCGTGTACGACGTCTCGTTCGTGGTCTGGTTGTTCCCCACACCGGGGTCTGCCGTGTGCAGCGACACGTACAGGTTTGCGGCAGGGCTCGACGAGTCGTTCTCGGCGATGTCCGCCCACGCCGTCGCGTTGAAGATCAACGCCAGGATCTTGTTGCAGGTGTCCGTGCTCTTCGGCATCGATGTTGTCTCCTACGTGTCCGTGACCGTCGCCCCGACGATCTGCTGGTTTGCGTTCCGCTTGATCTCCACCCGTCGTGTCGGGCTCTCGATCGTGTTCTCGACGTTCACGACCGGCGCAGGCTGCTCCGGCACCTCCACCGTCACCTGCGGCGCGTCCACGTTCACGACCGGCGCCTCCACCGTCACCTGCGGCGCGTCCACGTTCACCGTCACGGGGGTCGGATCAACGTTCACGACCACGTCGGCGGCACGCTGCTCCGGCACAGACACCTCGTTCGTGACGTGCACCTGGGTCTCCGGCACGTCAACCCTGTTCTCGACGTTGATCACCGGCGGCGACTCCCGCATGTCCAGCACCAGCTGCTCGAGCGCGGCCCGCATCTCCGGCGCCTCCGACTCCCGCATGTTCACCACCGTCACCGGCGACACGCGCGCACTCTCGTCCTCCGGCTCCGGCGGGGGCGCTGGCTCGTCGAAGTCGTCGCCGCCCTCCAGCGGCGGCAGATTCTCCGCGCGCCTGGCCTCGTTCGGGGTCAGCACCTTCGACCGGATCGCGATCTCGTACGTCTCGAACCTGGCCTTCGTGTCGGCCCGCATCAGGTCGTTCGTCACGAACTCGCAGAACAGCTTGCGTCCCGGCGGCGGGAAGATGCCAGGGTCACGCGACAACGCCTTCTCAATCCGGCCCCACCACTTGCGGCCCGTCCACCGCACGAACTCGGTGCCGGACACCTCCGCGTTCTGGTAGGTGATCGACCCGTTGTCCGACCCCCACCCGTGCGGCGGCACCAGCCCGAACATCTGCGCCACCCGCAGATCCGAGAACTTCGCCTGCGACATGAACTCCGCGTCGCGCAGCGGCATCCCCAACTGCTGCAGCTTCATGTCCTCCTCGAACACCCACAGGCCGTTCGCCTCCGCCACCCCGCGCTTGCGCTGGATCTGCTTCGCCAGCCGCTCCTGCGCCGGAGACGACATCTCGCCTGGGTGCATCAGCGCCGCCCCCATGAACGACCCGTTCGACCAGAACCGGCCCTGGAACTCCTCCTGCGCCAGCATGTTCCCGAGCTGCTGGCGGGCAAGCTGGATCACCGAGTAGCCGATCAGCCCGTCCGCGCCGAGCCCGCGAATGTGCAGGATGTCGTTCTCGTAGTAGCGGGTCGGGGTGCCGTCCACCGTGAAGTACCTGTACGAACGGCCGTCCGAGCGTGCCTCCCGGCCCACCTGCATCCGCGATGGCCGCAACGGCCACAGGTGCCGCACCAGACCCAGCTCGTCGCGCTCCTTCAACAGGAACGCGTTTCCCCACAGCAGCAGATGGTGCGCGACCAGTTCCCACAGCTCGTCCGCGGCCATCTCGTCGTTCGGCTGCTCGTGCAGCAGCTTCCACTGGCGCGACGAGCGCGCCTCCACCCTGTCCTGGTCGTACACCTTCAACGGCACCCCGCCGATCGCCGAGGCCACCAGGGACGACGCCGAGAACACCGGCACCAGCGAGATCGCCGACTCCGCCGTCACCGACTTTCCCGCGTACGTGGTTCCGCCGGTCAGCGCCGACGTCAGCCACTCCGACGGGTTCGCCAACGTCACGGCCCGCCGCTCCATTCCGCGCGCCACACGCCCCACCAGGCTCACTCGCGCTCACCACGCTCGTACGCAACCGCCACCGCCGCCAGTTCCACACCGGCCACCACCAGTCCGGCAGGCAGCGACACAAGCGCCACCCCAACCGCGACAAGCGCAAGTCCCGCCCAGAAAGCGGCAGCCGTCAACAGGTCGGACATCCACCAGCGCCTATCGGCCTCGCGGCGAACGGTTACGAAAGCGCGAACTCAAGCATCCCGCGACGCTCGTACACCGACTCGCCGGCCGCACCGTCCGCCGCCCCCAACGCCAACGTCACCGCCACCAGCGGCGAGATGTCAGACCGTGACGTCTTCCGAGACCACGCCCACGCGTCGCCCAGCGTGCGCTTCGCCGCCCCGTGCACAGCCGCCGCCAGCTCGTCGCCGCCCATGTGCCGCAACCTGCCCTCGCTCACCGCGTCGAACAGCGTCCCGCACGCCCGCGCCATCCCCCGCGACGACGTCACCGACACCCGCACCCCGCGCCGCTCCAGCTCAGCCACCAGCGACGCCGCCGGGCCCGCCTGATCGCACACCACCCCCGCCGGATGATGCTTCGCCTTCAGCTCCGCCACCCTGTCCACGATCCACCCGGCACCCGCCCGACGATCCACCAGCTCGACATGCCACAGCCCGTCCGCCCGCCGGCCAGCAACAGCCACCGACCCCCTCGAACGCGACGGCGTCACATCGAACGCGAACCACAACGGCCCCTCGATCTGCGAATCAGGATCCTCCAACGCCCGCCACACCGCCGGATCGATCACCACCTCCCCCAGACCGTCGGTGCGCGGCCAGTCCCCCACCCCCAGCCGCTCCACCGCGAACGTCCGCGGATCCATCGACCTGCGCTCCCGCCCCACATGCTCCTCCGAGATCCTGATCCCCAACGCAGGGTTCGCAGCCGCCCACACCGCAGGATCATCCAACTCCACGTCCGGCACCTGATCCGGGTCATCCCAGTCCGCCGACCACTCGAAGTACGCCAGCGACGGATCACCACCGGCCATCCCCCGCTCACGAATCCGCGCGAACACCACCCCGTCCGGATGCACCAGCTGATCGACCGCCGACCCCGTGTACCACACCTGCGGATTCGGCCTCGCCGACAACGTCGGCAACAACGCACCGATCGCCGTCTCCGGCAGAAACATCGCCTCATCCAGGATCAGAAGGTCACCCGTGAACCCACGGCCACCGCCCTTCGTGCGCGTCCGAAACCGGATCCGCTGCCCGCCCTTCAGCTCGATGCCCTCCTCGCCATGCGACCGAGACACCCGCTTCACCCTCCGCGACAGCTCCGGCGCATCCTCGATCAACCCCAACAGCCTCCTGAACGCCTCCAACGACGTGTCGAACTGGTGCGACGAATGCACAATCAGCCGCTCCCCAAACAGGAACAACCCCGCCAGCTCCCGCGCCTCCAGAAGCCCCCCCTTCCCGTTCTGCCTCGACACCGCCACCCCCACCTCAAACGCCGCCCACTTCCCATCCGAACGCTCCCCCAACGCCGCCGTGAACACCCGCTCCTGCCACGGATCCAACTTCAACCCCGCCACATCACGGCACAAAGCCACCGCCTCCAACGCAGCCGACCCCGAAAACGCAGGCACCCACTCCACCCTCGGCGCCCGATCACCCAGCCCGCCGCGAAGCCCTCCGCGCCGCGATCTCGTCAAGCCGGTCACCCGCATCCTCCTCCGGAGCCAGCTCCCGCAACCTGTCCAACAGCTCCCGCAACGCCCGAGCACACATCGACTTCGACGTCGCCGACACACCCGGATCGTCCAACTGCCTGGCCAACACCAAAGCCGACGCAGCCAACGCCGAACCCGACGCCCGCTCCCCCATCAGCCCAAGCTCCCGCTCGAGCGCCTCCACAACGCTCACCACGGCCGCGAAGACAACGCACCAGGCGACCTTCCCGACCCAGGGAGGGAAACGCGCAC